AATGCCTAATATATCATCAATCGATCAATCTAATCCAGCTCTATTTAAAATCGTCTTCAGTAAATTCCCTAATATAGAATTCTGGTCTTATTCAGTAAACCTTCCTGGTGTAACTATTGGCGAAGTAATCCAACCAACTCCAATTTATGATCTAAAGCTTCCTGGTGACAAATTAACATACGATCCTTTGGTGTTGAATTTTATCGTACAAGAGAATCTAGCAAATTGGATTGAAATATACAATTGGTTATTTGCTATAGGAAAACCTGTAGATATCACACAATATAGAAATAAGGTTCGAGAAAATCCATCATTATCAGAAAAACAGAATATATATTCCGATATGCAGTTATTCATATTATCTACGAAATCTAATCCAATCGTTAAAGTCACTTTCGTAGATGTCTGGCCAGCTGCTCTGTCACCATTAACATACGATTCATCAATTTCCGACGTGTCACCCTTAACTAGTGACGTCACACTCAACTTCTCATATTATAAATTAGAGGCAATTTAATGTTATCTTTCACAAAATATCTAGTAGAAGCTCAAGGTTTAACAGGTAGAAGACCTGGTGAAACATTTACCGATAAGGATGGGAATACACTAGTATTCCAGAAAGTCGAATTTTTCGATGCTGCAGAAGATGCTGGAGACGTCTCTGATGCTACTCCAGTGAATAAACCACTATCTAATCTAACAGGATTGGGTGTTGTTGAATTCAAAACTCAAATGGGTAATACAGTAAGATTCGTCAAATATATTAAACCGAAAACAGCTAAGTGGGATAATTCTAATCCAGGTTATTTTGAGTACAAATCGAAAGCGACCGCAAAAGAACAATCCGGTTTAAAACCATCTGACTTCTTAACAAAGATGGATAATCTATCACAAAACGATCTTTTGAAACAAGTTGAGAAAGCATTCGGCAAAGATTCGCCTCTATATACAGCAACTAAACAAGCTATCAATAGCAAAAATAATACATATCCAATTTCGATTCCAATCGGAGATCTATCTGAAACCGGAATTACAAACTACTTTGCTGAAATACTACAACCAATTGCTTTAATTAGGGGCGATTATACTGGTAATGCATCAGATGGAATCAAATCTTTAGTTGGAACTGAAGATATTTCCGATTTCAAAATCAATTTTCCTAAAGGTGTGACTCAAGGTCTTTACGATTCTTACTTAACTTCTGGTGATTCACAAATCAACATTTCTTCTAAGTTTGGATCCGCATCGCAATCAGCAAAAGCAAGTGTCACGAATCTATATAAGATCTATAAAGATTACAAAGATAAAGAAGCTTTCGATGAGTTTGAAACTGAGATCGAGATTACTAGAATTATTACTGAAATTGACGCAGAACAATCTCCAATTGATCTTGCCTTATTACTAGGATTAATCTCTCAGAAAGAGAAGAAGATTCTAACAGATTTAAGAACCAATCCTTCCATCAAATTAACTCCAAATATCATCAAACTTAGAGATACGATTAAACCTGGTTTGGGAAAGACTCCACCACCATTCTATCATGTACTTGCTGGTGTTGCTAAATCTGTTGCAACAGAGATTAATGAATCGGAAGATATTCAATTCAGCAGATTCGCATCATTACTATTGAACGGAACAGTTATTCAAGTCTATACAAAAGCAAAAACCAGAAATGGTATGGTTGTATTTGATAAATTTGATACAAAATGGCCTGATGATGCAGTAACGAATGTATTGATTGAATCTGGCACAAGATATAAAACTGATAGAGTAGATGGCAAGTTTGGATATGTAGTAAAATCTAAATAACAAAAAGGGAGGCTTTTGGCCTCCCTTAAACAATTTTCTTTCCGATTGTATATTTTGTTACAAGATCCCAGTTACTCTTATCTGCATAAGGAATAATCTTGATCTTGTTCAGAGAACAGAATACAGACATCTTCTGTGGATAACGATAGATCTTCTTTCCAGTCTCAACATCTTCACCCACATATTCAGCCCCAACAATCTTACAAAGTCCCCATTCATGAAGTAACTTTGCAATAGTATTTCTTCTAGATTCATCTTCTTCATCAAGACCAGAAGCTCTATTATCGAGAGTAAATAATTCCTTGAAATGTACAAGATAATATTTACCTTTCTTGTGTAAGATATGACATGATTGATATAACTTCTTGTCTTTATTTGAAGAAATTCCAATCCTAGTAAGTGTCTCTTTACAAAGAAGAAATGCTTCCTGATTATCTAATTCTACTTCTATGAATGTGTCAACCAAATTAGTAATTCTGTCATTCATTAATATTTCCTTTTTTAGAAGATCCTTTGGATCCACCAATATCTAAATATTTTCGCATATTGTCTAGATCTTCGGAAGTAATCATATCAGATATTTCTTTGGCTTTATTAACGGATATATTGTAATATTTCGATATAATCAGGATATCCTCTGATGGTTTAGAATTTTTTAACCATTTAGAGAATCGTTTCTTCTTTTTGACCGCAGACAAATAATATTTATATTGTAGAATTCTATCTAATTGAGCATTAGAATTCAGGAAATTAGCATGTAATATTGTTTCAGGATAGAAAGACATTCCTCTATTAATGAGGAATGGCACATAATCAGTGACATTATAATCATCGATCAGATCTGAATCTTTAGTTATATTGATAGAATTAAGAATGTCTCCTAATTTCGGCATTTTATACCTTCTTAAATAAGCATTCTGCCATAATATTAACAAACATAGCAGTAATGTTAATTTCTTGATCAGCAACGAACGCAGACTTATAAGAATAATCCGCAAGAATTACAATAGCAGTTGGAATAGATGATGGTTCTAGATGATTCTCAAGATTATCGAAAACCAAACGAACAATAGAACTGGGATCTGAATCTAAATTCTCATTCACCCACTTCCTCATGCCACTAAAATCCTTTTCTCGAAGTGCTTTAATCAGCTCACGAATTGACACATCTTGAATAGACGATAATGCCCCAAGATCGATCTTTCCATTTGAGATATAATATCTCTGAATCTCAGAGATAGTCTTACGAAAATCTGGAAAGAACTTCATGATAATCTCAGCCAAGACTTTCTTATCATATTCAACAGATTCTTTCTCAAGAATCCCCTGAATCCGCTTCATCATTAGAGATGCCAATTTAGTCTTCTGAGTAGAAGGAATAGTAAATTCAAATACAGTTAACCTTGAAATAAGTGGTTCAATGATCTTCTTCTTATAATTGCAAGTAAGAATGAATCGGCAATTCTTAGAGAATTCTTCCATGAAGTTTCTAAGTGCAGGTTGAACTGCAGAAGACATATAATCTGCCTCATCAAGAATCACAATCTTCTGTCCACCAGAGAGCGAAATAGAAGAAGCGAATACTTGAATCTTATTCCTCAATGTATCAATATTCCCATCAGAAGAAGCATTGATAACCATAACGTCACAACCAAGTTCATTACAAGTTGCTTTTGCAATTGTAGTCTTTCCCATTCCTGGTTTACCAGTCAATAACATATTGGGAATATCTTTGTTTTTTACAAAGTTTTTGAAAGCTTTCTTAACATCTTCTGTAAGAACGCAATCATCGATAGTCTGTGGTCTGTAAAGTTCGGTCCATAATGTATTTTTCATAATATCCTCATAAATGAATATGGACGGTACACTACAAATATACCGTCCGCAATAATCAACAAATCAAACTAGAACTTCGAATCAGCTTCCGCAGCAATGTAATAGCGTACATCATTAGTCAGATGCTTGAAGCAAGACAGACCCTTGTTAGAAATAGAGATTTGATAATCGCCTTCCAACAACTTCAGATTTGAGATCTTCATATATACAGTAAACTCTGAATTGAAATCACCGGAAGTCTTAGTCTCCCATGTATTAGTAGAAGAGTTAGTCTTGTCTAGAACTTCAATGTGAATATTATCGTCACTAGAATAGATCTTGAGATCGTCTACTCCAAGAATAGACGCAGACTTAGTGATCTTCTTCAAATTATCTTCTGAAATCTGAAAAGTGATGTCTTCTGAAGGCATTGTGATTCGCTTAGAAGGAGAAGAAATCAGATCAGAATTACAATAGAAAATCTTAGTAAGATCACTACCACTTGAGATCTCAACATACTTAGAAGAGAAATTCATAGTCGGTTTATCGAACAGACTAGAGATAAAATTCAGCATCTGTCGAAGATCATAAATAGCAAAATCTACAGGAAATGTATCTGGAAGAGTTGCTTCGGCCAAGACTGTCTTACCTTCAGTCATGGTACGAATCTCATTACCAGCAGAAACCACTAGACCATTATTAATCGATGCGAAGTTTGCAAGAACTCTGAGAGTAAATGGATCTAGTGTTAGTTGTGTCTTTGTTTTGGTTGTCATATTATATCACCTTATTATATTATACTACTGAATTCACTATAAGTAAATTACTTTCTATCTAGAGAATATGTAAGAACTTGTGGGAAGTACTTCTTAATAAAATTCTTGTTTAGATTCTTGTATGGATTCTTCTTCTGGATTAGATGATTGTATACCAAATCCGATTCTTCAACATACATACTCTCAAGAATTTGAATTAATTTCTGCCTCTTTCTCTCAGTTGTAAGAGCATTATCTTTTGTGAAGATATAAATTCTTTTCATCTCGTGATCTAATGTAGAGTCTGAGATACCAGCTTTGTTGTGTTTTGTGGCATAAACCACATCTTTAAACTTATCAAACTCAATAGTGTCGTTATGGAAACATGCAAGCACTTTGAATAGTGGTTCACGCATATGGATCCTGAGGAATTTCGCACGTTCCTCAGGATCTTCGATCTCATTTGCAAGTCTTAGTACTTCTGGAATTGGTTTCTGGTACATTTTAAAAATCTCCAATATTATTTAATAGATTTTTTAATCCGTTTTTCATGAGATAACGATAAACTTGTGTTGAAGTATTTTCAAGTGGTTTATCGTATTCTTTTAGAATCACTTCCTGAAGGTCATCAGGAATAAAATCGAAATCTATTAGATACTTATTGCGCATGTATCCAGACAATTCTGTTGAAGTCATCACAGACTCTGGTTTGAAGGAAGAAAGAATTAAGTCGATCTTCTTCTTAGTTAGTCTCTTCTGCCTCTTACCTTCAGTTACAAATGTATCATCGTCTGAAAGGAAATTCGGAATACCGTCTCCAGAATCTCCATTCAACACTTTCTCAAGAAGATATATCTTTGGATGTTCTTCTTTAATCCAAGACTTCATGATAGTTGAATATTGTGAGACGTTGGGATATTTCTGTAATTGAACGAAATCCTTATCTCCAGAAATAATAAGAACCTTCTCAAATGAAGAATACTTCTTAGTTAGAATTGCAATAACATCATCAGCTTCACATGTTGGTATTTCAATATATCGATAAGGGAAATTCTCACGAATCTCGTTTTTGATTTTGTTGATGCTCTTGAATATAGCATTCCAATCAAAGATTGAAGCGTCTCTGGATTTCTTTCTATTAGCCTTATAATAAGGAAAGAGTGTCTTTCGCCAATAATTAAACGAATCAGAACAAATTACCAACTCACCATAATCTTCACCAAACTTGGACTTAACAGAACGAATTGAATTGAGGATCATGTGGCGAAGAAAGTCTTCCTCAACAGTATCGTTCTTCGAGATGTTAATCTGCTGCATTATGTTAGAAATAACGATTTGATTTAAATCCAATAGGATCATATATTTTACCTTTGAGATTACTTATATCACCAAATCCAATCGTAACGATCATTGATTCTTTGGTTAGCTTCTTTATCTGAGATCAGAATTGCAATTCTATCTAGAGCATCATGAATTAGCTCTTCATTTGGACGACCTTCACGATTCAGAAAATCGAATAATAAGCTTTCGATCTTTCTCAACTCTTCTAGTTCATACATATTATTATAATATATTAATCATGAAACGTCAAATGGGGTGCCGAAGCACCCCAGGATAGATATTGATTCAGTTATTCAGAAGTCTCAGTCGCATCAGCCGTCTTCGCCTTCTTCTTTGCGATCTCGGCCTTCGCCTTCTCGAAAAGTTCCTTCTTCGTCAACGCCTTCTTATTGTTCTTTTCGATATTCTTCTTAACTGTAGTGGTGATCGTTTCTGTGACTTCAACAACCTCAGGTTCGACTGTCTTCTTGACACGCTTCGCCTTCGGGGCAACATCACCGTCAGCAGCAACCTTCTTGGTCTTCTCAACCTTAGTAACAGGAATCACTTCTGTGACACCTTCCCAGGGAGACTTGCCAGTCATCCAGGAAGCAGGAATCGTATATTGACCCTGACCTAGACGAGTCATCTTACCGAATCCTTGACTCTGAGAAGCGAACATGGTGAAACCAACACCATTATCCTTACCGATCTGCTCAACATTCGCACGAGTAAAGACCTTATTGACTCCTCCACCGAAAGTCTCCAAAAGAGACGTCACGAAACCCTTCAGGGCCAATTCACGAGAAACCTTAACACGAGCCATAATTTATAATTTTCCTTTTTGAGAATTTTCTCTACTCAACCAGTATACCTTAGAATTCCGAATTTGTCAAGTACTTCGGAAGATTAATTTTCGTTAAATCTTCGAAAGGAACTGAAATTTTAGAACCGACAGGATAATTTTGCGGCAAATTATACTTGTTGTCGCAGTCGATCACTTCGATGTGAGCACGCTTGCTCTTTTTTGCAACAACTAAACCACGATAGACGAATGGCTTGGAATTGGCTTTCACACTACGAAAAGAAACAACATCTCCAACAGAAATGTTTTCTTTTGCGACCTTACAGTCGATTTTAGTGACACGTTCAATATTCGAACGAATAAGTCGAAGTTCGGGATCTCCAGCTTTCCAAATAAAATCAATCACATCTTTTAATGTAATCACATTTTGTTTCTTCTTCGTCATATAGAACCAGTATACCTTTTCTAGAATCAGTTGTCAAGGAATTCTGAAAAATTATTTCTCTCCAGAAATCCAAGCACTCCCGAAGACCTCTGCTTCCCCGAAGACCAGAGCGATTCCAAAGATTCGAGCGTTCCCAAAGACCCATGCGTCTCCGAAGACATGAGCTTCCCCAAAGACCTGTGCAGACCCAAAAACCCGAGTGTTTCCATAGACCCAAGATTCCTCAAAGACCTGAGCCCTCCCAAAAACATGAGCGTTCCCAGAGACCCGAGCGTTTCCAGAGACCTGAGACATCCCATAGACCACAGCATATGGACCGACATAAGCGGTTTCATCTACGGAAGCAGTATTCTGGACCCAGCCTCCTCCATTCGGGTGCTGGTGCCAGGTCTCTAAATTTGCGTCAGGAAACTTTTCTTTCAATTGTTCGAGAGTCATACTAGAACCATTATAGCGTATAACGGAATTCGAACCTAATTTTTCCGAAAGAATATGTCCTTTGTTTTCAACAGTCGATCGTATCTATAACAAAACAAATGGAATATTCTTTCGAATCGTTCCAATCGCTGGAATAGAACTCGATTCTGAAATCCCTCCATGATCCTCCAGCGGTCCCAGACGAATCGGAATCGGTTTGGGATACTATATCCCTCAGAGAAGAATCGGATCGTCTGGAGGCCGAAAAAGATTATCTCCTTTGTTTTCAATAGTTTACCGCAAGTTGTTGAAACTAAAGGAGATATTCTTTCTAAAAAATTTGGTTTTCTAGAAGATTCGAGGTATACTGAATGTATGAAGACGACCAAAGAACTCATTAAATCTTGCACAGAAAATAGACGAAGATTGGCTAATTTGGAATCACCAAATCTCAATTCATTCAAATACGAAAATTACTTCTTGATTCGTGCAAAGAAAAATGTGAAATTCAAAGGACTCGCTGAGTTGCAGAAAGACCAATTCTACATAGCAAATCCTAAAAAAATGTTCCTCAATAAAAATTCTAAAAAAACACACATAACAGTTTTCGTTCCAAATTTCGGTCTCTGCGCTGCGCCTTCGGATGCTGTAGAATTTCTTTCATACGAATAAAAAGGATCAAAGATGAGACACCGCAACAAAAACGCTCACTTCCCCACCGTGACTGCCGATCAGCGCATTGTCCTCAAGAGCAAGGAAAAACCCTACGATTATCAAGAAAAGCTGATGACTCAGTTGGGATTTGACATCCAAGATTGGGACTCTGTCGAGACCATTGACACAGTTGAACAGCGTGAATGGGACACTGTGACCAAGTCCACTGAGGATCATTTTGTGTTGATCAATGGTTCTTGGACATACACCTGCAGCACCAAAAATCGTCGGATTGACAGAAAATTTCGCTGTATCGGTGGTCCACTGGATGGCACCAATCAGCCTCCACAATACCATGGCGGCAGTGAATACATTATGTTCAATTGTGGAGGGCGGGGAGCAGACCAAGAATTCTCTGCAGTGATGTTGCATCACAGCCTGCTATCAGCTTAATTTTTTGTTATATTAAAAGATTACTAACACACCAAACAGGAGAGGAGCACACAATGATCAAGACTGGTGATTTCGAAACTGACGTTCAGAGGAACTATTATGCTTGGATTCAGGACCAACGTTGGTTGAACCGCAAGAATCCAGAGGTTCTGAACACTCTACCTGTTAACAACTTTCACCAAGATTTCACTGACTACCTGATCAGAATGGGTGTTCCAGTACAGTATGCCAGCAAGGTTGCTTCTTATGCCTGGCAGGAAGGACATTCCAGTGGATATCAAAACGTCTTGAACGTTGCTGGTGATCTTATCGAGATCTTCAAGTAAAGCAAAATCAAATCCTAAAATAGTGAATGCCTAGTTTACGCTAGGCATTCACATCACGCATTTTAAGCATCATTTATCAAGAATAACACGATAAGAATAAACAATAAGAAAATCATAATATTGAACTCGGAGACTTACTAAGGATGCTCAGATACCTTATTCCGAATCTGAGCATTCAAGGCTGTAGTCAACATAAAAACCTTAGTGACATCTTCTGAACAATAAATTGGATAATCTGTTCTCCAATTAATGTCGGCATACACACAATATATTGTTACAAAACCAGAAGAGGTAGTCATATAATACGATTCCGGCTTTCCTGTTGCCAAGGCCGAATTCAAAAAAATAAATAAGACGATAACTAGAGCGATCGACAATGCAATTTTGAAAATATTTTCCGTTTCCATAATTCCTCAATTATACAAAAATTCCGACCAATCAGGATAGATCTCACTCTTATTGCGCAAGATAGTGGTATGTGTATAGATGCTTAGTTTAGTTGGTTTCACTGCCAATTTCATCCCAGCTTCTTCTGGTGTTCGATCAGCTTTGAATGCATTGCATCTTTTGCATGCAGCAACTAGATTATCCCACTTAGAAGAACCGCCTCTAGATTTTGGTATGATGTGATCAATAGTCAGTATTCGTTCAGAGAACTTCTCTTTACAATACTGACAAGTGTTCTTATCACGAATCAAGATATTCTTCTTCGATAATTTATTATTCCTTGTTGGTAATTTGTGAAAGTTAATTAGACGAATTACGGATGGAAGAATAAATTCTGAAGAGATAGATTTCCATACTTGTTCAGAATACTTCTCTGCGACAGCCACACCACGATAGATAAGCTTGATCGCTTTCTTTACAGAAGTAGTTTGTATTGGCAAATATTGAGAATTTAGAACTAGTACAGACAACATCTATCCCTCCAATGTTTTTATTTATACTAAGTGGCTGCTTGCATCTGGCGTTGTGCGCCACGATTATGATAAGCAGTCCAAACAATAGTTCGCTCTCGCCGAGACATCTTGTTATTCTGCATTAGACGACGGAGAGCAATCTTTCGACCAGTCTCCTTCACATCTCGATCACGTGTATCCTGTGTTGCAAATCCTAGATATTGCACATTATTCTCATCCAAGATCTTAGCAATAGTGATCCGTGAACCACTCGCCATGTCATAGGTGAAGTCAATAGCCATATTCTTGCCGTCCATATCAAATCGAATCATAATATATCTCCTATTTAATCAATTCCCAAAACAATTTTACGATAGATCGATCTTGTTAGGATCGAATCATACAAAGCTTCATGCAACCTACTCTCATCTACTTCAATTCCAAAAGCTTTTGCTACAGTTGCTAATTTGAAATTAGAGAACTTCGCTCTCTCTTCTTTCAAGAATTCTACGGCAAATGGAGCCAAGTCAATAGTCGGCCACCAGATCCACGAGCCATAATAATTGTCCCCACAATTAATAAAAAATTGCCGTAAGAAAGTATCATCGAAAGTAGAATTGTATCCAACCAAAAAGAATTTATCAGTCTTGTCGAATTTCGAAACATACTTAGAAAGAATTTCTGTAAATTTTGCATGTCCTTCCTGTGGTTTGTTATATCCTTTGAGGTCTTCAATAGAAACTCCATTAATTTCCATCGACTCTTTTGAGATTAATTGATTCTTGAATGGTTGAATCTTAATGTCGAATGTTTCTTGAATCTCGCCGTCGATATCTACAATTCCAGCAATCTGGATAACACCATGTTTAGATGGATCGATTCCTGATGTTTCTGTATCGCAAAATAAGTATTTCATCGTCGTCTCAACCTCTTCCAAATTGCTTGTCGTTGTATTAAAGTTGTCGATACTTCGTCAAATGTGACAGAAATGATACTACCAATATGGTCAGTACACAAATCAAATGCACCATTAATGTAAATTGTTCTACCATCAGCTGGGTCTTTCATAGAATCCACGGAAGGAATCTCGAGATGAATAGCTCCCTGTTTTCCACAAACGTCACAAGTATATGTTTTGTATTCTGCCATAAATTTTGTTCATTGGTTGGAAGTATGGGATTCGAACCCATGTATACGGTTTCACAGACCGTCCTCTGAGACCACTCGAGTAACTCCCACACAAACCTCTAATGCTCTACGAAAATAACAGATCCCTGCATCATACCAAAATCCGACTTCTCACGAAAGATATGAGTCTTGGGCGTCTCACCAGGTTCACGCTTTCGAGTCAGATACCAGAGAGTCGCTGATCCTGTATTGGCTTTCCAAGTCGCATTTTCGAGTACTTCTCCTGCCGGAAGATCGATCTTCATCTCACCGCCATAATGCATGGCAACTTGATTATCTGTACAGCTAGATAGAAAAGCAAAACAAGCAATAACACCAATCAAAATAATTCGCTTCATACACACTCCTTGATAAGTAGGATCATACCATCTTCGATGCAGATAATCTCCCAACCAGAATCAATAACAGTCTTGTCGAAATCTTCGACAGGAAGCCAACGCTCAATGATTCGTTCCATATTATCCTCTTTTATTCTAGTATATCTTAAAACTGTTCTAGTGTCAAATTCTTTTTTTTGACTACTTGCGGCGGAGGCAAGTATCCTCAAAGATCTCTTCGAAGTCCGAACGGGAATCAGAAGCAGCCAGGATCTTCGCAGCCTTCAACAGTGCCCGCAAAGACAACTCACGCATACGATTCGCATTCGAACGGATGAACTTCATCAGATAATTGCTATCCGATTCCGTCAGACCCAACGTATAAGCCATATCCGTATTCTTCAGAACGTCTTCCATGCGAAGAAGATATTCACGAGTCGAATTCATATTCAAGTCGATGTAGAAAGACCGGGAGATCAAAGCCTGAAAGTGAGGAGCAAGCGTTTTGCCCTGTGCAATCGCAGTTTCGAAATTCTTGTTCGTGATGAAGATCATCGAACCACGATACTCGAATTCGTTAGGAATTGCGTCGCCCATTTCGTCGATAAACAACTTCTCAGAAGCCCAGGAGATCACCCGACGCTTCGAAGAATCGAGCGCAGCCTTCAGGATATTGAGAGCAACCTCATCGTCGAAGGCGGAGTCGGCATCGTCGATAAGGATCACGGAATTGTCATGACGATTCTCCCACAGTGCCTTGAAGAGACCAGTCGCCTTCACGAATCCGGTAATCTTCTTGTACTGAATCTTTCCTTCGATCTCAGCGTTCTCAAGCATGCCCTCGATCGTATAAGTCTTGCCGATACCAGCAGGACCGGAAACAATCATCGAACGGAATTTTCCAGAAACAACACCAGAAGCCATCCGATCAAGAGTCCGGAAACGACGGCGTTGACCATCAAGAATTTCTTCGTCGCTAAGTTCAACAGGTCCAGTTTGAGTCTTGACATCAGATCCACCGGAAACGAAAGCGGAGATGTCGTAGACACCACGACTAATCTTGTTGGTGGTCAGGAACCCAGGATTAACACCATACTTCGAAGAAGTCGCCATTAGCTGATCACGACTCACAGTCGTACCAAAATTCGCAACCAGTTCGTTTACCAGAGAGATCTTTTTCGTGTCATTCATACAAAACCATTATAGCGTACCCTATCGAGAATGGCAAGGAAAACGAGAAAAAAATAGAAAAAATATCTCCTTTGTTTTCAACGTCTTACTGCAAGTGATTGATTTTAAAGGGAATATATTTTTCTCGAAAATCTTCGGTTTCATGGATCCATATAATGATGCATCCCACGATCCTCCAGACGCCACAGAAACGATCTGAACTGATCCCAGGGACTCAGGGTATAGTTGGAGTCTGAAAATCGTCCACAGCCCGAGAAAGAATATCTTGTTTATTTTCAACGACTTGAAACAAGCTATTGAAAACAAAGGAGATATTCTTTCGGAAAAATTAGGTTTCCTAGAGGATTCGAGGTATACTGATTCTATGAGAAAGATTAAACGAAACGAAGAAGCGAGAGCCAATTTCAAGAATATCGTTCTTCCTCTATACAATCCGGATTGGAAGACACCTGGTCGCAGGGGAGGTCTCAGCGAAGAGTTTGCAGAGGCAGTCAAGCGTCACGTTACAGAATTCGGCGAATACCAACTCTGGAACTTTTTAGGTGAAGCTGATGGAAGCGTTCCCGAATGGTGGAACTCTGCCAAAGTCGAAGTCAGGAAGGAACTTTTCTAATCCTCTTCTCGAAGATTAATATATTTTAATGCTCTAGAGCATTGACTACCTTGACACACTACGCTATACTAAGTATGTAGCGATTTTAAGTAATAGATATATTTTAGTAGTACTGAGGTAAAGGAATTCTATATGTACACTTTCGAGAAATCTTTTAATATTTGGAATGATGATCTTGAGTATCGAATCGAAGTTTGTGATGACTCAGATGGTTTGGGTATGGTCGAGATTCGATATGTTGAAAATAACAAGATCGGTCAAAGAGTCACTATTGAAAAGGGTATGATTCCTTTCCTCATCGAAGCATTGAAGGAGAAGATGCAGTGAGTTCACTACTCAATAAGATCTCAGTTTGGTTTTGTCGTGAGTTCCACGACCAGATTACTCGTCCAGTGAATGGTAAGTATTATTGCCTCAAGTGCGGAAAAGGATTCAACTCTCCCTGGAATTAATATGATATACTATCAACAATTATATTATTCGATATCTCATCTGAAGAAGATTCTGATCAGAGAAAAGGGATCTGAATCAGTTCGAATCTTCTCTTATCTTTACGATACAGAAAAGAATAATGAATGTCTCGGAATATATCTACAGGATATTTCACATAAAGAATTCATTTGGAAATTGGCTTTCGTCTATTCTTGTTTCTTGGGTGATAAATGGTTCGAAGTTCTTGAAGTTCCGAATTATGGCATCCTAGAATTAGGAACACATTCTATTGTATTCTTCCCTGCTCTCTCTTTCAGAGAGGATCTTTAAATGAGATATAATATTGTTATTCCAGATATACATCAGCAATATGAACGATTGATTCGAATAACGAATAGTGAAATCGTGCGTGGAGCGGAGAAGGTTATCTTTCTTGGCGATTATTTCGATTCTTTTGATTATTCTCACGAAACGCAAAGAATCTGCGAATTCTTGAACAAGAATATTGATAAGGAGAACTGGATTTTCTTAATCGGCAATCACGACGTTCACTATTTTTCTCCTAATAGATCATGTCGTTGTTCTGGTTGGAATTCTTTATCACAAACTATTATTGATTCTTCCCTTTCTTTCAAACCATACGAGAAGATGCGATGGCTCTATCGAGAGGAGATTGCAGGAAAGGATGTTATGTATTCGCATGCTGGATTACATAATGATCTATATAAGAGATTGCGAACTTCTTTTTCCGATTTCGCAAAATTTAGTGATTTCGTAGATTATCTGAATTACTCTATCGACGCAACTTGTATACAATTCGCTGATCCTTATATCTCTGCAGGTAGAGATCGTGGAGGAAAAGAACTAGTTGGTGGAATTACTTGGGTTGATTGGTATACTTTTTCACCAATTCCAGTTGTAGATCAAATTGTCGGTCACTCAACATTCACCAATCCAAATTGGTTAAACGATAATTATATTGGATCGAAGAATGTTTGTATTGACACAAATCTCAAACACATTCTTAAAGTCGATTTGGATACAAATGCATGGATTGTGTGTAATGTCAATGAATTAGATTGACTATTTCGTTCGTATATATTATAATAAAAATGTGATTGTGTTCCCATAGCTCAATTGGTTAGCAGCGCCCTGCTCATAACAGGTGAGGTTCTAGGTTCAAGCCCTAGTGGGAGCACCAAAGATAAAAGGATAGATTATGTCTTATTTTGTGAGATCTGGAAATCGTTACACTGTTGCATCTAAGAATTCTTTCGTATATGAGACTTCAGTTCCTGTAGGAACTTACGTCGTAAAATACGATGGCAATAACAAACAATATTATTTAGAGATTATTGAAGATTTCTCTATCAGTCACAAGTTGTATGGTGATACGATCAAGAATGCAGATCGAGTGATCAATACATTTAAGCAGAGACCTGCTTCTACTGGTGTGATGTTGTCAGGAGAAAAGGGTTCTGGGAAAACACTTTTGGCGAAAGCCATCTCTATTTTTAGTAGAGATTCTAATATCCCAACATTCATTGTCAATGAACCGCATTGTGGTGACACGTTCAATACTTTTCTTCAGACAATCGATCAAGAATGCGTTGTTATTTTCGATGAGTTTGAGAAAGTGTATTCTGATAAGAAAGATCAAGAAGCCATCCTCACTCTACTAGATGGTGTCTATCCTTCTAAGAAGTTGTTTATTTTAACTGTCAACGACAAATACAAGGTTGACATTAATATGAAGAATCGTCCGGGAAGAATCTATTACATGTTAGATTTCGAAGGTCTGGATCTAGGATTCATCAGAGAGTATTGTGAAGATAACCTTATCTACAAGGATAAAATTGATTCGATCTGCAAATTCTCACAAGCTTTCGATTCTTTCAATTTCGATATGCTGAAGGCTATGGTTGAAGAGATCAATCGTTATAATGAATCTGTGAATGATGTTATGCGATTCCTTAATACAAAGCCGGAATTTAATTCTGGTACAGAATATGAGGTCAAAATTACTCTTGCTAAGACTAAAGAAAGAATTGATAGAATTAAAGAAGACTCTCTAGATCCTGAGTTGGTGTTGAATAGCGAATTAGAGCACGGCAACTCTATTATCATTAATCCTCTGTCTGTTGGAAAGGATGGTTATGGAATTGGTGTTAATTTTAAGAACGAGAAGTATGATGATTATCATTACTATGTTGTTTTCTTTAATCATGATCTAATCGATGTTGATATTCGAAATCATTCGTTCAAATTTAAGAATAGCGATGGTGATGTTATTTCCTTAACAAAAGCGAAGAAGACGAAATTCCAATACGCATTCTAATATGTATTTGATTATTGTTTGCATTGCCTTGACATCCATCCTCTCATTCAAATTGGGAGGATGGATTGAAAGACAAAACTGGAAATATGGAGTCTATTTCTTAGACAAGAATGGGATCGCCAAAAAGGTGATCCCATTCAACAGAAGAAGACAACAAAATGGTAAGATAATTAGTATCGAGTCATTAGACTAGGAGATGTTAAATGGATCTATCTGGATGGATTGGTAAACCTGTAGAAGAAGCAATGCAATATTCAAAGAGAATTGGATTCTCAGCTAGAATTATTCAAGTTGATGGTGAACCGATGATTCTGACATGTGATTTTAATCGCAGCAGAGTAGGATTGGTTGTTGAAGATGGTATTGTACAATCGGTTAGTTTTGGGTAATATGTGGTCGAAAGAAATTGTCAATTATTTGGAGAGGATTCAAAACGATCCTCTCCATCATTCATATACATGTGGAACTGAAGGATGTGGAATATGGATTAGATCTGATTGTGGTGTAGAAGTGTTTTCCGGAACAAACTTAGTGGCAACATCAGAATATTTGTATTGTCCTAAATGTGCTTATATACAATTATGGTACTAAAAAGGGACTCAATATTGAGTCCCTTCATCGCAGATCTTTTTGTGTTTTCTCTTACGCAATGCCTTTCTTTTTTGCTTCTTAGGTACAATAATAGATCCGGTTTTTATGCCGGATCTTATTTTTGATGGATCTATTTTAGGTATCTTTATTGTCATCTTTTCTTGTTTTGATTTGACTGTATTTGATATTGTAGAATTTTTCTGCTGCAATCATTGCATAATCTTTAGTTTGATATTTGTTTTTAGAATATGGATATGTGACATCATGTCAATAATAGATCTGATATACGTTAGATACTTTGCGATGCATAATTTCTGCTAATAGAATTCCACTATCTAGATCAAATAATCTATCACCATCCCAAATACCATTCTTCTTTTTCTTGAATAACGAAAACATAATAATCACCTAAGAAATATGTTGGAGCTGCCAGTCGGATTCGAACCGACACCAAGAGTTTGGAAGACTCCTGTGCTACCGTTAAACACCATGGCCGCAAATTTTAAAATTTTGGTGCTCAGATTCGGACTTGAACCGAAACTAACCTCTGATCTGGAGTTCGGGTTTATAAGACCCGTCGTGCTACATTACACTATCTGAGCAAATTTTCTATAAATTCTTTATTGATTTGTTCTTTAGATAATACGATCACTTTAATGTTATTTAGTTAATGATATTGTTACACCATAGGAGCAAATTTTATGGCACTCCCGTTCGGATTCTAACCGAAAATGACGGTTTTGGAGACCGTAGTGTTAACAATTACACCACAGGAGCACTATTATTTAGTGGCGGTTTTTTGGGTTACCATTGCGTCTTTATCTTCCAAACAGATAAAGAACCACTAAGAAATTTGGTTGGCCTGATCTGATTCGAACAGACGACTTCCTTGTTATCAGCAAGGTACTCTAAACCAACTGAGTTACAGGCCTTTATAACAACCACAATTTGAATTTGATTAAATTGTAATTTTCTATGAGTTTGTTATCTCCAACAACACCAATTCCAACCATATGAAGGTATAAATTATTTTGGTTTTCTGATTCTATCTCATTTCGGATCGCTAATCCTTTTGGTGTTTTAAGAAGATGTAAATCTGCGTAGATTTCAAATTCTCCGTTATCTTTTTCTTTCATGTCTAATGCTTTAACAACACCACAAACAGAAGACAATTCGACTGTTCTAGAATCATGATTCTCAGAAGTCTCAACAAAAATTTCTAATGCTTTATTTAGATATGGATAAAAAGCTTCTTTTTTATAATAATGATTATATTCACTTTCGCTGTCAAACACTAACATTTTCATAATTATACCTAAAATAATTATACCAGTGTGCTATTATGCCAAAGAATCCATAGTAGAATTACCGATCTATCTCTAGACTTTATGCGGCCAAGTATTAGTCATCTATATTCTACAAAGCTTCACTAATACCCACAGTAATCTTTCAACTGTTTTGGCCGGAGCTACGATTCACTCTTTAGAGGATGGACGTCATTAATCCCACCTTCTGGTAAATTCTTGTATCGATTATTAATAAGAAGAGAATTCTACTTGTAGATGATCGAAATTAATTACATTCGGATCGATATTAGATAGATCGATTCCATCTACAACGAAAGCCTTTTCTGTCTTCTTATGATCCATTCCACAAGATCCACCACAGGAACAACCTGAAGAATAACACCAAACAATTTCGCCAGCAGCGTTGACACCAATGCCTTCGTAATTGTGATGTCCATATCCATGATCTTCATTTTCGATCTCTTTCACAATCACACACTCTTCGCCATCGAAAGTAGATTTCGGAAGTGTGGAATAATTTTGTACAACATAATCAATAATGTTCATAATTTCTTAACCTTCCTTTCGTTATACAATTTACCAGAATCAGAAACAAAATTTTTTATAATATCTTTTTTACGATAATAGATTCATTATCAGAAGAATCAATATTGATAGATATTGCTAAAGAATATTTAAATAAAAAACTCAGAACTTTTTCTTCCCACAATTTTGAATCAAGAATTTCCCAATAGTATTCTGAATTCGATTGATCG